TATCGCGTCCTCAACAATGAATTTTGTGATGCAGTGCCTGGTGCCTCCAGGTGACGTTAACCAGTTAACAATTAACGCCGGATACAGAGAATCCACCCATAACACTGTTTTTGGTTTTAACTGTTCCGCGTGCGCTTAGCCGCATTCACCGCATCACAAAATTCACTTTAAAAAGGGCGGCAGAGCAGCCACGGAGTAAAACTGATACCGCCAAACGTCACCAGAAAATTGATAACAGAGGGCGTTGCAGCGGGGTTGTCACTTAAGCGTATGGTCAACCTGACAACCCGGTGTCCTCAATGGGGAAGGAATAACCCCGCCATACTTACCGCCGCGCCATTTCGCGGAGTGCCACAACCGGAAGCGCACGTTCGAAGAAATCTAACGACAAGCCTTCTAAGGGAAAGAGCTTCGCCGTACGCTTTCGCGTTATGCACTGACTTTTCAGGGAAATATCCTTTCAGTAAACTGTCAGTACCGGATTCTTATCCGTGTCCGGCGCACGACCACACGTGACAGCGTGTTGGTCTCCATTTTTAACCCAGAACCTCAATGGAGGATAAAATGCCAAACAAAAAAAGAAATCCGCTTATTGAAAAACAGATTGAATGCCTGGTAAATCAACTCAGGCAATCAGGGTTATTAAAAACTCATTCAGAGTTGAGGCTCACAGAATCAGCATTCGACGATAAATTAAATAATGTCCTTTATAATGGCATTATTGATTTTAATCGTTCTGTTGGTCGCCGCGGCCCTGCTGGTGTTTCCTTATAATTACCAGTCAATCCAGAGTGGACCGTGTTCAGCGTAAATATAACTGTACACATCCAGATTATATTTGTGGTCTGTTAAGAACAGGCCGCAAATACATGCCGAAGCTTCCAGTGCAGCGGCTCTGTTACTGAATAACCATGTAGCAACATTCCAGCGTTTTTCTGCATCCCAGTCTTTCTCAAGGCCTGATACCATGAAGAAACCGTTAGTGTTGCCATCAAATAATTCTGTTTCCAAATTTTTAAGCAATGCCTGATGGACTCTTGCCAGGTATTCCGCCGGAATTTCGCCACGAATTCTGATGAGATTGTCATAAACAAACATGTTCCCCGCATATGGCGATTTTTCTTTCTTGTTTTTTAAACCAGCATCATGAGCAAACTGATCAATTTCTTCTTCCGTTGGTTTCGTATTGATGTTTTGCGCTGTCGTTTCTGCAATTTTATTTGCCACACTCTCTGAGTCGTGTTTATTTATAGACGCACAGAAATACAATCCGGTAAACGCATCGCGCACATTACGAGCCATATTATCAGTGTCTTTTTTCGTTACCGATTCCAATTCAAGTTCGTTCAGACGATGACGAAGTGTGTGTGCTGCAATCTCCTGGATTGAAGGAGGTAAATCTTTAAATTCCATCGTCAACCTCATCAGTCAGTGTTTCTGGCTAACCAGCGACGCGCGCCAGCTTCAGTTTTAAACGTTTTGCTTTTGGTATACGTCATCGCGGTGAACGTACCGTCCTGGTTGGGGAACACGCCACATACCAGAGATTCGTTGTTGCCAAGATTGAGCGTATCCATGTTGACCTCATTTCCCCTTAACGCCGGGGTAGCGGAACAAAAACCTGCTGCATAGTTATTAAAGTTGAACCCTGCCGTCATGTTCTTACGCCTCGGGCTGGCTACTTAACCCCTGACCACTGCCTGGTAACTCGAAGTATTGCCCTGCATTCTGTGGGGCGGGGTGAGGGAATGAATGAAGTTTAGAAAAACGAACATTTAAGGTCAATGTTTTTTTATCAAAACATTTTAAGCAGGCAGCTGTTACGCCATCACTACGATGGCATACAGTTAATCAAATAGATGAGGTTGGTTAAATATCTTGTTGAATTTTAAAGCATACTCCCAATATGCAAGATAGATCATCCAGCATAATTGAAGGGTAGCGAGGATTCGTGGGGACTAAAAGAATATCCGGCCCTTCTATCTCCAGTTTGCGAATGACAGGCGTTGTGGTCCCTTTGGGTAAGGCAAGGACAATATTTCCTGGTTGTACGATTCGATCGGGATCAACAAAAACTGTTGAACCATTTGGGATGGAAACTCCACCACCAGATGTCGACATACTGTCACTCTCTAGAACAACAGCAAAGGTATTGGCCGGGATTTCTCCGACAAGCTGCACACAAGAGGTTATTGAGGAATTTTTCATATAATCACTCCAGCTTGCTGCCTGCTGAAGTGATAGTAGCGGAACCGTTTTTATCGGCGGTAAAGATAGATCAAGCGAATCACCTGTATTTAACTCTCCTCCATTAAGAAGCCAATTTTCGTTTACTTTCAATATCTTTGCCAGTGAACTTATGTAACGCGAGGACGGCGCTCCTCCACCGTTCATCCATTGACTTACGGAGCCTTTTGATGCGCCAGTGGCATTGACAAGGTCTTTGCCTTTCAAGTTTAGCGCATGCATACGTTGGGTTATGCGTTCAGATATTGTTTGCTTGTTCATGTTTTGATTTTAAAACACAGATGGTTTTGTTTCTTGACTTTCTTTGGTTTTGATTATTAAACTTTTGGCGTTCAGTTTTATGGAGCGACTCATGAAAAAATCAGAAGTATTAGGCTATTTTGGCGGAGTTGTTAAAACAGCCGCCGCTCTAGGAACGTCAAAAACCACAGTCAGCATGTGGGGGGAAGACGTTCCGTGGAAATGGGCGTTGCTAATTCAGGCAGTCACTGCCGGGGCGCTCAAATATGAGTTACACATACCGACGGTTGTCATTCCCGATTCTGATCATAATCCGCCTTCTAACCAAGGGGGGATTCATGAAAATCAAGCATGAACACATCCGCATGGCGATGAATGCCTGGGCGCGTCCTGATGGCGAAAAAGTTCCGGCAGCTGGAATAACCCAGGCTTATTTTGAGTTGGGTATGACGTTTCCTGAACTGTACGACGACAGCCATCCGGAAGCCCTGGCTCGCAATACCCAGAAAATTTTCCGCTGGATAGAGAAAGACACCCCTGATGCAGTTGAAAAAATGCAGGCTCTGTTACCGGCGATCGAAAAGGCAATGCCGCCTCTGCTGGTGGCCCGTATGCGCAGTCACAGCTCTGAATATTACCGTGAGATCGTCGAACGGAGGGATCGGCTGGTGAAGGATGTCGATGATTTTGTTGCGTCAGCGGTTGTTTTGTATGACCAGATGAATCGCGGCGGCCCGGCAGGGAATGCTGTGGTGATGCACTAAAAGCACGGTGTTCGGGGGTTTTATGAGCAGCAAGCTTCATGGTCTTGTCTGGGAAGGGTGCGCCTTCACCGGCATGATCTTATCCAGGGTGGCGGTTATGGCCCGTCTTGCAGACTACAGCAATGACGAGGGCGTGTCATGGCCTGCCATTGAAACTATCCGGCGTCAGATCGGTGCAAGAAGTGAATCCACAGTGAAATCGGCTATTGCAGAACTGGCGAAAGAGGGCTGGCTGACGAAGGAAGAGCGTAAGGTCGGTGGGCGTAATGTAAGCAATATCTATCGGCTTAATGTGGAAAAACTCGAAGCAGCTGCTGCGGCGGCGCGTGAGTCATATAAACCGAAAAGAAAAATTAGCCCGGCAAAAAATGACCCGTTAACAGTTGACCCGTCAAATATTGCCCCCTCAACGGTTGACCCGTCAAATTTTGATGGATCAACTGTTGATAACAAACTGCCGATTAGGGGGGCGATGATTGACCCCGATCCGTCAGTATTAAAACCTGATCCGTCAGATAAAAGATCTTCTTGTCCGGACGCTTCGCAACCGGACCCGCAGACGGCTGAACAGAATTTTTTAACCCGACACCCTGACGCGGTTGTGTTCAGTGCGAAAAAACGCCAGTGGGGAAGTCAGGAAGATTTGGTGTGCGCACAGTGGATCTGGGGACGAATCGTGAGTCTTTACGAGCAGGCGGCCAGCGATGATGGCGAGATCACGAGACCGAAAGAACCCAACTGGACTGCATGGGCCAATGACGTGCGGACAATGCGGATGCTGGATGGCAGAACTCACAGACAAATTTGTGAAATGTTTGGGCGTCTCCAGCGGGATTCGTTCTGGGTAAAAAACATCATGAGTCCGGCAAAACTCCGGGAAAAATGGGATGAACTGGTTATCCGCCTGGGGCGTTCGCCCGCGCAGCGTTGCGTGAATCACATTTCTGAACCGGACACTGAAATACCGCCGGGATTCAGGGGGTGACGTGTCATGAAAAACATTGCGGCAGTTGGGGTTCTTGAACGTATTCGCAGACTTGCACCACAGGGGGCGGTTCCACCGTACCGGACGGTGGAGGAGTGGCGGGAATGGCAACTTGCTGAAGGACGAAAACGCAGCGAGGAGATTAACCGCCTGAATCATCAGGTGCGGGTTGAAAAAATCCTGAACCGTGCGGGCATCCAGCCGCTTCACAGGAAGTGCTCATTCGGGAACTACCGGGTGCAGAACGACGGTCAGCGCCATGCTCTGAGCCAGGCGAAATCCATTGCCGATGAATTGATGACCGGATGTACAAACTTCGTGTTCAGCGGTAAACCTGGTACCGGTAAAAATCACCTGGCAGCAGCGATTGGCAATCGGCTGATGGCGAAGGGGAGAAGCGTGATTATCGTCACCGTGTCCGATGTCATGAGCGTGTTGCATGACGGCTACGACAACGGCCAGTCCGGGGAAAAATTTTTACAGGAGCTTTGTGGAGTTGACCTTCTGGTCCTTGATGAAATTGGCATGCAGCGGGATACGCGCAACGAGCAGGTCACGCTGAACCAGATAGTCGACCGCAGAACGGCTTCGATGCGTAGTGTCGGAATGCTGACGAACCTGAATCACGCAGCGATGAGCACACTCCTCGGAGATCGGGTGATGGACCGTATGACCATGAATGGTGGTCGTTGGGTGAATTTTAACTGGGAGAGCTGGCGGTCAAACGTTGGACGTCAGGGTATGTGAGAATTTTTGACGAGGTAAATTTTCGATGGAAACTGTATTGCATGCACTGAAAGCGATGGGAAAAGCCAATTCTGTTGAACTGGCGGCGCGGCTTGATATCAGCCGTGAAGAAGTTCTTAACGAACTGTGGGAACTCAAAAAAATGGCGTTGTTGATAAAACGGGTCACACCTGGTTTCTGGCTGTCGAAGGTGAAGCCGGGGTAACCGAAGGGCAGGCACTACAACCTGAAGCGCCGGATGTGGTAACCGAAGAGGTCGCTCCAAAAGTTACCGCAGACATGATGGTTGAGTTTATCGGTCAGGATGGTGCTAAAACGTGTGAGGAACTGGCGGGTAAGTTCGGCGTCAGTACTCGCAAGGTTGCTTCCACGCTGGCGGTGGTAACCGCAACGGGGCGGCTGGCACGCGTTAATCAGAACGGTAAATTTCGTTACTGCATGCCGGGCGATAATTTACCAGCAGATCCGAAAGCCGCGCCGGTAACGAAAAATGATGGTAAGGCCTTTCCTCAGCCAGCAGGTGCTGCGTTACCAGTCCGGGAAGCCGCAACACAGGAAGAAATTAAAACAGAAACTGTGGCGGACATTGTGCAGCCGTTGCCATCGTTT